AAAGTTTTCTTTCACAATGACAGAATTTTCTAAATTTTCTGAATCATGGAAATTTTTAATGATATCATAATTCACAATCACAAAGTCGGCACTCTCCCACTTCTTTCCTTCAACGATAGAAATACTACGATCAGTATAGTTTTGAATTTCTCTATACCAATTTATTTTCAAAGAGGCAGGGCAAATAACCAATATTTTTTTTGATCCTGATTCAAGGGATGCTATTACGGTTGATGTGGTTTTACCCAATCCCATATCGTCAGCGAGAATAAATCTTTCATTTGCCACAAGTTTTTCGATTGCAAGTTTCTGATGATCCATAGGTGGTCTGACCGAATACTTTTCGTAATCAATTTCAACTTGTTTTTCTTTTTTGAGAAGACTTGCCTTTGGTAGGTAAAAATCATGAAGTTCCTCACTTTCAAAAAACTTACCCCAAACATGATAAGATTTATCACCATCTACCAATAATTTCTCAATATAAACTCTTTTGGGTGGTTCAGAAAGAAGTTTGTCTGCGAATATTTTTTCAGAGAAATAAAAATCTATATCGACCCACTTTCTTGCAATTTTAGGAGTTGTTTGATGATTTTGTATGATGTAATCAGATTGATTCCGAGAAAGTTTAAAGTTTTTTTGATTATTATAACTTTTTTTCAGTTTCAAAATATAGTTGTTGGAACCTTCATAAGTTTCCAATATCACCATTGCTTTTCTTTCTGGTAGGGTATCTAATTTTTCCAAAACCACAATATATAAGCATAAAAATAGAAAAAGATATGTTATTTATCAATAATATTGGTGTATCCAAGAAATAAATGTTTTTGATATTTATTGAGTATGAGTAAAAGAGTTCCAATAAACCGTCTTTCTAAATTTTTTGGTGACAAAGACTTCAACTTAGAATTGGAGATGGGTCAAGAGTGGTTATATGGTGATATGAACTTTACTTTGGTTTTATACCAAGTCGACCAATCAAAAACCAAAAAAAGTAATGTGTATGGCGAAGTAGAGGAAGATGGTATTGTTTATAAGACCCCAGTCGAGTTTAAGGGTTTCGTTAAAGTTTTGGAACCACAAAACGAAAATCTTGGAAACACGAAGTTGCGAAATTTGGAACCTGGTAATATTCAAATATCTGTTTATATTTCAGAATTAGAAGAACTCGGTGTTGATATAAAATATGGTGATTATATTGGTTATTACGAAACTGAAAGTAGAGTAAGGTATTATACAGTTGTGAATGATGGAAAAGTAACTTCGGACAATAAACACACTTATGGTGGTGTATATCCGTTTTATAGAACGGTAATAGCATCACCTGTCAAGGACAATGAATTTAGAGGAAACTGATGGGATTTCCAAAAAAAATAAAAAAAGATATCAAACTCACACAAGATAAAATTTTGTATGAGAGAAGAGAAGAATTAGTGGATTTTATCAAAGAAGATGGAACCTATCTTCCTAAAAGTATTTTACACGAAGATCTTGATTTGGGTATGTTGGAATTTGTTAAAAATGAGTTGGGTACCGTTGTGTCGGGAAAAAAAATACCCACCGTTGATTTGATCATTACAACTCAAAATTGGGCTCAATTTGCCGAAACTTGGAACTTCACCGATTTGGATGAAAATATAAATCCTCCTTTTGTTGCAACCGTTAGAAATCCCGATGTGAAATTTGGAACCAACCCCGCCCTCAGATATAACATCCCAAATAAAAAAATGTTTTATTATGCAAAGGTTCCTACTTGGGATGGAAATAGAAAAGGGATGGACATTTATAAAATCCCCCAACCCGTTCCTGTTGATATTACTTTCAATGTGAAAATTTTCTGTAATAGAATGACAGAATTGAATGCGTTCAATAAAACAGTTATTTCTAAATTTGCATCAAGACAATCATACACTTTCATCAAAGGTCATTACATTCCAATCATTTTGGAAAACATTTCCGACGAATCCGTTTTGGATTTGGAAAAAAGGAAGTATTATGTCCAAGATTATACTCTGACAATGCTTGGATTCTTAATCGATGAAAAAGAGTTTGAGGTTTATCCTGCAATTAGCCGAATCCTTCAGGTTGTTGAAGTTGTGCCGCCTAAAAGAAAAAGACAAAAGTTTGTTGTACCTGATTTGAGAGATACTGACTTTTCTTTTTCTTTCTTGAATGGTCTTACCTCTTTGAGTCAAAAATTTGATTTTAATTCTGACATTACTTTCAACGATCTTATTAATGTTGAATCCTACTATGTCTATATCAATAATGAATATTTTGCAGAAAATCCTCCGATTGTTTTTGTAAATAATGGTGATGTGATGACTGTTGATATTAGAAAGGTGAATGATGGTGAGGATAGCCAAATTTTGGTAACCTCAAAACTTATTTGATTATTCACCGTATATATCTTTCTTTTTTTTACAATTATCAAAAATAAGTTTTTCAATAAACTTATGAATTTTCATACCATTTTTTTGACAATAATTTTTCAATATTAGATGATGTTCCTCTGATATTTTAATATTCTTCATAGAGAAAATATACTCCTATATGATTAAAAATCAAGGATAAAAAAGTAAGAAAAAATTATCTTTTCTGTAAGAATTGTTGTAATGACCCGTTCTTTTGGGATTTTTCATAATATTTATGAAAAAATAAAAGTAAAGAATTTTTAATTAAAAAATGGCAACAGCAAATTCAGTTTTCGTCTCTCCTGGTGTTTATACTTCGGAGCGTGACTTATCATTTGTGGCTCAAAGTGTGGGTGTAACAACCCTCGGTCTTGTGGGTGAAACACTTCAAGGTCCGGCCTTTGAACCCGTCTTCATCAGAAACTTTGACGAGTTTCAATTATACTTTGGTGGAACCAACCCAACAAAGTTCGTCAACACACAAATCCCAAAGTATGAAGCGGCATACATTGCTAAAGCCTACTTACAACAATCGAATCAATTATTCGTAACAAGAATCCTTGGTCTTTCAGGATATGACGCTGGACCATCTTGGTCTTTGAAGACTATCTCAAATCCTGATGTAGATACTATTGGTCTTTCTTCAGATGCAGGTTCTTTTGGATTTTCTTTTGTAGCAACAACCGCTGGCACTTCAAGTGTTGTTGTAACATTTACAGGTGGATCAGTAAGTTCTTATGTCACAGCAGTCACTGGAAATACTGTAACCTTCGCAAATGGTACTTCTTCTACCGTTTTAGATGAAATTGAGGGATTTGCCTTTGACATCATTTCTACACCTTCGTTGTCGGCCAATACCGCTTATGTTTTTGGTTCTTTATCAGGAGGTTCTTATAATTCATTGACAGGTGCTGGATTTACCGCACTTACAAATGTTTTCGATTGTAATAATCTCAATGCATCTAGTGCGGATTTCACAAGTGTAGATAATGATACTTGGTACTACGGCTTATTCAGTTTGAATGGTAGTAGTTATACCGGTCTTTCATTCTCTACAAGAATTGCAACACTTACAACCAATGGAACAGGTTCTTACACAGGAACTTGTAATGTTTTGGTTAATACTTACACCGCGGATACTTACTCCGACGCACACAACTTAATTGTTGCAACATTTAGATCAAGAGGTATCTCACAATACAACGATGATAACAACCCAACCTATCAGGTTACAGGTACAACAGATGTTGTGATGTTGGACAACTTAGATGGAATTTCACAAGATCCGTTCAATAACTTCACACTTTCAGGTTTAACCAAAGACGCAACTACATTCAGTTTCCAAACTTCTTTACAGTCATCATCAACAGATTTCTTGTCAAAGGTATTTGGTAGATCTAACTTCTCGAAAGACAGAACTGAGGTTCCTCTCTTCTTGGAAGAAGAATACACCGCACTTTTAGCGAATCTTTACAACTTAGGTAAAGTTAGAGGTCTTTCAACTTCATTGGTCTCGTTCGACTCAGCACAGAGTTTGGATCCTGACACAATCGGATGGTATGCTGAACAATATCAAACACCATCTACTCCTTACTTGGTTTCTGAACTTCGTGGTGATACGGTTGAAAGATTGTTCAGATTCATCTCAATTTCTGACGGTAATAATGCGAACAAACAAATTAAGATTTCTGTTTCGAATATTTCATTTGCAAATAATAACTTTGATTTGTTGGTTCGCGATTTCTATGATACAGATGAAAACCCAACTGTTCTTGAAAGATTTGCGAACTGTACAATGGATGCTACAAGTCCAAGCTACATCGCTCTTAAAGTAGGAACGGCAAATGGTGAGTATGAATTGAAGTCAAGATACATCATGTTGGAAATTGTTGAGGGTCACCCCAACGACGCACTTCCATGTGGATTTGAAGGTTACATCTCAAGAAATTATTCTACAAACATTTCTCCTTCATTGATCTATAAGACTCAATACTACACACCAGGTCAGGTCATCTATACACCTCCTTTCAACACACCTGTTCTCACCGCATCAGGTGGAGCATCAAGTGTTAGAAGTTCGGGAGATAAAGTTAGAAGAACATATCTTGGTATTTCGAACATTCAAGGATTTGATGCTGACTTCTTCTCTTACAAAGGTAAAGTTTTACCTGACAATATCGCAACCGACACAACATCAGCTGATTGGAACTACCTAACACAAGGTTTCCACATGGATATTAACGCAAGTGCAATCACTATCCCAAGCACGTATGTAACTTCAGGTCAGTCAGCTTATCAGTGTGGAACTGCAACATTCCAAGCAGAACCAACTTCATCTACAAGTCCTTACTACAAAATTTTCTCTCGTAAATTCACTATTTTACCAGCAGGAGGTTTTGACGGATGGGACATCTATAGAGAATACAGAACAAACGCAGATTCTTACCAACTCGGAGACACAAAATACTTACTCGGAGCGGCACCATCAGCACAGTTCCCAAATGCATCAGGATGGGGAGCGTTTAAGAAAATCACAGATGGTGAAAATACAGAATGGGCAAACACCGACTACTATGCTTACCTTAAAGGATATCAAACCTTTAACAACCCAGCGTCAGTTAATATCAATGTGTTTGTAACTCCAGGTGTTGATTATGTAAATAACTTGGCTCTTGTACAAGACGCTATTGATATTGTCGAACAAGATAGAGCTGACTCAATCTACATCACAACTACCCCGGACTTCAACATGTTTGTTTCTTCAACCTCTGATCCTGATGACACCATCTATCCTACAGATGCTGTCAATAATCTTGAAGATAGTGAAATCGACTCAAACTACACAGCGACTTACTATCCTTGGATTTTGGTTAGAGACACCGTTAATAACACAAACCTTTGGATTCCACCTACATCTGAAGTTGTTAGAAACCTTGCTCTTACAGACAACATCGCGTTCCCATGGTTCGCATCTGCAGGTTACTCAAGAGGTTTGGTCAACGCAGTCAAAGCAAGAAGAAAACTCACACAAGAAGATAGAGACATCCTTTACCAAGGAAGACTCAACCCAATTGCAACCTTCTCAGATGTAGGACCTGTCATTTGGGGTAACAAAACTCTTCAAGTCCGTGAATCGGCTTTGGATAGAATCAATGTTAGAAGATTGTTGTTACAAGCAAGAAAGTTGATTTCTGCTGTTGCGGTGAGACTCCTCTTCGAACAGAACGACCAACAAGTCAGACAAGATTTCTTGGATGCGGTCAATCCAATCCTTGATGGAATCAGAAGAGATAGAGGTTTGACAGACTTCCGTGTTACAGTTTCTTCTTCACCTGAGGATATTGACAGAAACCAATTAACCGGCAAGATTTATATCAAACCAACAAGATCTCTTGAATTCATTGATATTGAATTCGTAATTACTCCAACAGGAGCGTCTTTCGAAAATATCTAAACAAATAAAAAAGGGGGAGGGTAAAATCTCCCCCTTTCTACTATTACTATGGAATTACTTAAGAGAATTGTAAAAGATTATTTGGAAGAAAAACTTCTTTCTGAAGGGTTTAATGATGATGTAAATCCAGATTCTAAATATTATGCTTTCGATTGGGATGATAATATTGTTTATATGCCAACAAAAATTATCATTATGACGGAAGATGAAAGAGAAGTGGGTATGGGATCAGAGGACTTTGCAAAATACAGAGAAATGATTGGTAAGGAACCATTTATTTATCACGGACACACTATAGTAGGTTTTGCTGACCAACCATTTAGACATTTTACATTAAAAGGTGACAAACAATTTATTATTGATGCTCTATCAGCACCACCGGGTCCATCATGGAAAGATTTTGTGGAATGTTTGAATGGGGGGTCAATTTTTTCTATAATCACAGCAAGAGGTCACTCACCACAAACATTAAAAGAGGCGTGTAAAAACTATCTTTTGATGAACTATAATGGGGTAAATGGAAATGTTTGTTATGAAAACCTTAAAAAATACAGAGATTTAACAGGTGAAGAATCCAACCTTTCTAAAAACCAACTTATAGACGAATACCTTGATTTATGTAAGTTTTATCCTGTAACATATGGAGAAGGATCTCTTCAGAACCCTGAGCAAGGGAAAATAAAAGCATTGAAAGAATTTATCGGATATGTTAAACAAATGTCGGAGAGTTTACAAGAAAGAGCTTTCTTCAAAAACGATGTTAAAAATTTCTTCGTACCTCAAATAGGGTTTTCAGATGATGACATCAAAAACATAGAAAAAATAAAAGGGTTTTTGGAAAAGGAATATCCAGAAGAAAGTCCGGTCAAAGTATTTCAAACAACCGGAGGAGAAAAAAAAGAAATAAAATAAAAAACTAGAGTATTTATAATAAAAATAAAACTAGTGTAAGAACTAGATAAGAAATAAAATAAACTGAATAAAAGTAAATAGAAAAATATGGCAGACTTACTAATGAAAATGCCGGTTCCTTATGAACCAAAAAGGAAAAATAGATTTATTTTAAGATTTCCATCATCGTTGGGCATAAACGAATGGTTTGTAGAGTCAACCTCAAGACCACAAGTTTCGATTAATGCAACAGAGATCCCATTTTTGAACACCTCTACATATGTGGCGGGTAGATTCAATTGGAACACAATCAATGTCACATTCAGAGACCCTATCGGACCATCAGCAGCTCAAGCTCTTATGGAATGGGTTAGACTTCATGCGGAATCTGTAACTGGCCGTATGGGTTATGCTGCTGGTTATAAAAAAGATATTGACCTTGAACTCCTTGATCCAACCGGTGTGGTTGTTGAAAAGTGGATTCTTCAAGGAACATTCCTAACTGATGTGAATTTTGACAGTTTGGGATACAGTGATGACGCTCTTGCCACTATCACAGCTACGTTGCGTCCTGACAGATGTATCCTCGTCTACTAAAACACCGACAAACTTTCGGTAATTTATATTGACTTAATAGTATTTCAGTTTATTTTAACCTCGGGACTATATCCCGAGGTTTTTTATTATGGATAATTCTAAAGCATACGGTCAAGAAAATTTTAATTTACCACACGATGTGGTTCCACTACCTTCTCAGGGTAAATTTTATCCTTCAGGAAAAAAAAGTTTGAAAGTTGGTTATTTGACGGCTTCCGATGAAAACCTACTTATGAGTCAAAATTTAAAAGAAGTTAATACGCTTATTACAAGTTTATTGAGGAGTAAAATTTACGAACCAGATATTTCACCCGAACAATTGTTGGAAGGGGACGCCGAGGCAATATTGGTTTTTTTAAGAAACACAGCTTTCGGATCTCAATACAAAATCAAAACCACTGACCCAAAAACAAAACAAGTTTTTGATGCTGAAATAAACTTGGAAGAACTAAACTTCAAAAAAATTGATAAAGAGCCCGATAGTAATGGACATTTTACAATCAAACTTCCAAAATCGGGAAATGAAGTTAAAGTCAAACTTTTAACTTTGGGTGACCAAATCAACTTGAGAAAAATACGAGATTCATACCCACAAGGTATGGTTGCACCAATTGTTACTAAAAGATTAGAGATGAATATTGTCTCTGTTGATGGTGTCGATGATAGAAATGAAATTTCACGGTTCGTCTCTAACCTACCGATTGCAGATTCCAAGTTTTTGAGACAAGAATTAGAAGAATTGGAACCGAGATTGGACCTTAAACAAAGAATATTAGCCCCGTCTGGTGAAGAGGTACATGTAAATGTAGCCTTTGGGGCTGAATTTTTTCGTCCTTTCTTCTGAATATAAGCAAATACAACTCAAAGAGTTTTACTATTTGGTGAGGAATACATCTATAACTTACCAAGACTTAATCATAATGCCTGTTTTTGAAAGAAAATTTATGATAAAAGAACTGTCAGAAGAGTTTGAAAGAGTCAACGAGAAGAAGACAAAAATCATAAATTACAAAATCATCTATTTATAAAATAAAAAATAGATGGCTTATAGTTCGCTGAGTTTTGGTAATAGTATTTCTGATGTTTTCAGAAAACATAATATTGTCAAAAATCTATCACCATATACTGTAGAGGGTACTTTTTCAACACAAGTTAATGGTGAAAATGGAGTGTTTCCTATAAATTTAAGAGACTCCGCAGTCCAAAACTCACAAGAACTTCTTAAACTATACCCCGATTATTTAGAAAAACAATATCTACTCAACTTTTTTGGACCTAGTGATGGATTTGGTCAACCAATATCAATACAAGATATACAAAACATCATTAATAATAGGGATACTTATTACACATTCGTTGCTTCTTTTTATTCGCTTCAAAATATTGTTCTTCAAACCAACCCCTTTGGTTCTGATGGATCACTTTCCAATGATTCAAAATTAGCACAAATCTCAGCCGAGATATTGAAACAACAATTTCAATATCGAATAGGACAAGAAATCAGGGAAGAAACTTTTGGTAGGATTAACTTATTGGATGCTCTTTCCGATCCTTATGAGGCAACTGCGTTATTAACAGGTAATAGAACCTTAATTGAAAAAAATTGGCAAATCTCACAACCTGATAACTTGGTTGGAAAAGGGTTAGATCTTGTGTCAAGAATTACAGGAGTATATAGTCCTTATTCTTGGATTCCTGGTGATTATTTTGATGATTCTTCACCTGTGACAGCAAATGAACAAACAACAGTTGGGGGTCGAATAGTAAATGATTTAAGACAGGCAATCTCTTCCGTAATCGGTTTCGGAAGACCCGAATTAGATCCATCATATAACTTTTTACAAAACACCGGAGGAGGTCAGAAATCCACTCTTTTTAGAAATTTAGAATTCAACAAGTACAGACCTGAATATAGGAGTTCACAAGTTCAAGCGGCACAAACTTTATTGGGTCAAGGTATCCAATCAATTGCTGAACTTGGTAGAGCCTTGGGAGGGACACAACCACCTGCTGGTCAATACTATTTAGGAACACAACAAACACCAATACCAAATCTTGTAGCACCACCGAACGATCAACCATCAGGTATGGACGGAGTTCCTGTCTATGGGTATAGTATTATTGGTATTACATATGAGGGAGAAGGATTAGATCAAACTTTTAAATTTGGATTGGGTGGTAGATCATATTATAATCAGGGAGACTTACAAGGAGGTTTTTCTTGGGTCGGGTCGAATCAAACGGGTGTTGGTGTCTTTGTCGGACCAAATGGAACCACATTTGGTGGAAGTGCTTCTGCAACTTTTGGAGGAACAGTCTCTGAAGGATTTGCGTTTACGAAAGACTCTATATTAGATAAGACACAACAATTAGTATTATCAAATCCGGGAGGAGGGAAAGGATTACAAAGTATTGGTAATGCAATCAACCAAGTATCCAAAATTTTCAATGATGGATATAAAGAAATTACAAAAGGGTCAAAAGTTATCAAATATGTGGATGACAACGGAATATCGAGAGGAGAAGAATACTGTAGAATCTTTACTAAAGATCAACCTTTCAATACAATGGAAAGGTTACAGAAAAAAACTCGAAACATTAGAGGTTTTTCTTACTCTAATTTAGATGCTCCATATAATTTAAATATAACCCCTTACAGAGGAGCTGATGCGACAAATTTAACTAATGAAGGTGTAAAAAAATACATGTTTTCACTAGAAAACTTGGCATGGAAACCTTCCAAAAAGAAAGGTTTTACGGTACAAGATTTACCTTTATGTGAAAGAGGTCCGAATGGAGGAAGAATTATGTGGTTTCCACCATACGATCTTACATTTTCCGAGCAAATATCATCAAGATGGAACTCAACCGACTTTATTGGTAGACCCGAACCAATTTACACCTATGGTAATAGTACAAGAAGTGGAAGTTTATCTTTCAAAATTGTTGTCGACCATCCTTCTGTGTTGAATTTAATTGTTGATAAAGTTTTGAAAGGTCAAACCGCTGAAGAAACTAATTCAATATTAGAATCTTTTTATGCGGGATGTAAAGAGTATGATTTATACCAACTTGCTGAAATTTACAATACAATACCACTCAAAGAATTACAACAGATACAAGTAATATTAAGTGAAACCACTGATACAACAACTATAGAGACCGTCACAGAAATATTACCACCCGAACAACCAATAGTACCAACCGCACCCGAACCTGCAGCACCTGTAGTCACAGATGATCTTACAGAAGATACTGCCGAAGTGGACATCAGTATCGAACCCGATGATTTTAAAGTATATTTTAGGAACGACTACCCAAAACCAAACACAACCCCAAATTTCCAAGATTTACTTCCACAATATCTGCAAAAACAAAACGAGTATGCTAATGGAAGTGGAAATGCTAATGCCGTTAATAATTTTTTCAATACTGAAATACAAGATAATGTTGAACAATTAAAAAAGGTTGCTGTAAGAATAAATGAACTATGTAAAGATGGTGTTACCGTCAATATGAATTTGATTGGAAACACTTCTTCGATTGCGACATCAGATTATAATTTTGGATTATCGAACCGTAGAATTGATTCTATAGAAAAATTCTTCAAGGAATATAGTGGTGGTACTTTGAACAACTTTGTGGGTAATTTATTTAAAATAAATAAAACACCAGCCGGTGAAATTAACTCAAACCAAACGGTCAGTACAGGATCTACACAGAACACAGTATTTTCCTTACAAGCAATTCAAGATAGAAATGTGCAAATTATAATAACAACAGTTGCGTCACCAAAGCCGGTTCAAGAACAACAACCTCAAGTACAGGAATCATTACAAACAGACGAATTACCAAACCCGGCAGACATAAAATCAACTGGACCTCAATATTTGAGAACTACTCAAGATGTTACAACAACAACAGTGACACGAACAGAAAATATCACACCGTTACCTGGCCTTGCAAAAAAAGTGTTAAGAAATTTATTATCGGAATGTTCTTATTTCGAAATGATGAAAGAGACCACACCTGTTGTTTATGATTCGTTGAAAGAAAAATTAAAATATTTTCACCCTGGATTCCATTCAATAACACCCGAAGGTTTGAACTCAAGATTAACCTTTTTGAATCAATGTACAAGACCGGGATCAACAATTCCTGTTATAAATGATCGAGGTGAAGAAAAAATTAATGATGCAGAAAACACCGCATTTGGAGCACCTCCAGTTTGTGTATTGAGGATTGGAGATTTCTATAATACCAAAATATTAATTAACAGTGTTCAATTTCAATTTGAAAACTTAGACATTAATCCTGAAGGGATTGGAATTCAACCGATGATTGCAACGGTTAGTTTATCATTCGATTTTATTGGGGGATCAGGACTTAAAGAACCAATCGATAGATTACAAAACGCCTTGTCATTTAATTATTACGCAAATACAGAAATGTATGATGAGAGGGCAGACGCCACCGAAGACACTTCGGAAATTGACAACAAACTGTATGCTCAGATTCAAGAAAACCAAAAGGTCAAAACACAAGGAGTTGTCTCACAAAATAACCCAGGTGGTACCTATATAGGAGCGGTAGTTTCTACTGAAGTAAATGACACTGGATTCACAGGGACAATTAACTATCAACCTATTATTGAAGACACTAGTAACAAAGTAAAAAATTATGTTTTTGCTTTGACAAACAATTTACAAGCGATAGCAACCGAAAGAGGGTGGGGATTTATGACCGAGATGAATAGACTTAACAGATTTTATGAAAACGGAACTTTTGATGTTAATAACGTTCAAATATACGGAAGTCCTCAGAATATTCAGGGAAAGGTAGATACGATTTTTACAACAGCAAATGACTATTTTGAAAACAATCAGGGATATATATTGGAGTTTTTATCAACTAAACCTTTAAAGAACAAAACAATTAGAACTGTTAGAAATAACTTAAAATCTTTTGTAACAAACAAGAAGAATTTTGTAAGTTCTAATATGGTTCTGAAGTTCAGTGAGGTAAATTCCTCACAACTTGATCTCGTTAGAAATATAGATAAATTGAATTATGTTACTGTTCAATACGCTGATGGATTTATCGATCAAAAAGGAAACCCAACTATTATCAACCTTTCTTTACCAACGGTGGGAACTGATAGTCCATTTAAAGAAATCACAACAATGTCAGCAGACCTTGACACATTTTTAAACACAGATTTAACGAACGCAGATATATTTGATCCCTCTCCAAATATTGAAGAATTACCGGCTCAATATTATTATGAATATTTAACTCTTTATGAAGATATAGTTGAGGAAGATTTCAGGTTAAAATTTATCAATGCCTTAGTTGTGAATGTTGAATCCGATCAAGATACTTCTACAAGAGGTTATTTGACAGAAATTATAGAAAAAATGTTGGAAGATTACGGATATCAACAAGACCAAAATTATATTAAAGAGAAATTCAAAGAAGCGTTTGATATAATAAACCCCAAATATGAGGTGTATAAACCATTCCAAGACTCAACCACATTTATTTTCAACTTAGTTCAAAATGACTCACCAAATCAAACACAGATAGACGAATTGAAAAATCTTTATGACGGGGTGAACACGGGAGCCAATTCAACCTTTAACGGAAAAGAGAAGTTTGTATAATGGAATATTACAATAGATATAATCAATTTATTTTCAACGGACAACAATCAATTGTTCCATTTGTTGATTTGCCTTCAAAATCCACGGACAAGAAGTATATTTACAAGGTGGGGCAATCAAGGATGGACAAAATAAGCCAACAATTTTACAACACACCATATTTTGGATGGTTGATTCTTCAAGCAAATCCTCAATATGGGGGAACCGAATGGTCAATTCCCGATAATGCAATTATCATAGTTCCATTTCCACTTTCACAATCTTTACAAGATTATAAATCTGCAATAGATACACACTTCTTCTACTATGGCAGGTAATTTATCTGAAGAAAAATTATTTTATAAGGATTTTAACAATGTGATTTTAGTAGATCCTAATAAGGTTTTTGGACCTGATGGGAATCCTGTTGACCGTTTGGTAAAACACGAGAACTTAATCACATATGCAAATCTCACTTGTAATGTAATTCCAAGAACAAAATTAGCGGTCGGAGAAAACTTTCAGCAAAACATTAGACAAGTTCTTTTAGCTAAGATTAATTTTTTGAAACCTTCCGATAAACAATATTTGGATACAACATGGACTGATGAATTGTTGGGGGATTACGGAACAATTGGTAATACCAACAAACCAAATCAATCGGCCGAAGAACAAAGAAGAAATCTTACCAACACCAATACTGACACACAATTGTTGGGGATTACCTCGATATCGATACGAAATAATAAGATTTTCATTCCCGAAGTTTCGATAGAGTTAGAAGATATACAGGGAAGAGCGTTATTTGAAAAGGGAGAAAAATCGCCGTATTCGGCATTTTTCCAACTACCCTACCCATTATTCAACCTTACCCTTAAGGGATATTATGGAAAAGCCGTCAATTATGAATTAAATCTTGTTTCATTCAATGCAAGATTTAATCCTTCCAATGGTAATTATCAAATTTCGTTAAAATTAGTCGGAAGAACACCGGCTCTCTTTTCGGACATCAATCTGTCATACATGTATGCTTTACCATATATGTATCCTTCAAAATTTTTGACAGAGACTACTACAAATAATCAAAACACTGGTGATGTTGCACAAGACTTGACAACGGTTACTACCGTAGAAACAACAAAAGGGGCTCAAAAACTGAGAGAAGTTTATTCTGTGTATAAATCAAAAGGATTGATCCCGATGGACTTCCCCATCCTCAACCTTGACCAACTAAGGATTAAATTAGACATTCTTATAAACCAACAATTATCCTCTTTTGGGGAAGAATATTTTGGGGTATTGAGTGATATTGCTCGATATGAAGAAGATTTAAAATTATTTTATAATAATATATTTGGAACAAGTTCGGCGGCTTGGATAAACAAATGGACAACCAAAACTAATTATTTTGTTTCTAAAACAGATCAAACAACAAAATATTATCC